CTGGTTGTTTTCCTATATATGCCATTTATTCTCCTTAATTAATTTTATCTTGCATTATTGGGTATACCATTAGAATTTGTAAAAGGTGATTCTGCGAAAGCCATGTAGATATAATTTGAACCATTGCCATTTATTCCTGTACTATCAATTCTTGATTTAAATCCATTTGATAATATATCTAACCTATCTGCTGATGCTTCTGCATTATTTAAATTTGGAAAAAGATGTTCATTATCAACATTGTGTCCTAGTCTTTTATTATCATAAATTTCCCAGTTATCAGCAGAACTTGTATGTTTAAACATAACCCAAGCAGGTTTAAATCCTGTATAAACAAATGTTCCATCTGCATTTCCATTTCCTGTGTAGGATCCAAATTTGCTATAGCCTTTGATCTCACTAAAAAAATATCCTATATAAGTGTAACCATTTTGGTTTGCATAATTTCCACTAGTCACACTAAAAACTGTACTAGTTGGTGCAGTGTCATTTGCTAATCCACTATCATCTGTTGCTGCAGAAGTGCCATCTAAATATAAAGCATATTGTTCAGGATTTGCATTTGATTTATTGTGATATACTGCCCAATTATTAGTTGCACCACTTCTAACTTTTATAATATACCATTCAGGAATACTTCCTAAATTATGTGCTATAGTACCAGCACTACCTGTACCTGTCCATGAAACAATACTAAAACCAGCAGTTTGATTTGTAGAGCCTGAACTATCTATCGTTCCAACACTTGTAGCACTTGCATCATTACTAAAAGATGTTCCAGCTTTCCAATTCCATGCTACATAATTTTTGCCACTTTCATTTAATTCTCCTCTGTATGTTATATCAAAACCATTACTATTAATTGCATTTACTCCTGTAGTTTGATCTGATTCTGCACTAGTGGCATTTGGATGAAGATTAAGATAATGATTATTGCTACCTTTTCCTCTTACACTATCATTAACAAAATGATAATCAGTACCATTTCTTTCTTTTAACCAAATCCAATCGGCAGTAAATCCTGTTCCTGTAACAGATTGATTTGAACCTGTACCACTATACAAAACAGTATTAAAATAAATTGTTGGGTCGTCTATAGTTGTATAAGCCATTAAAGGTCTCCTTTAATTTTTTTATATGAACGAAGTGAATATGAAACCATTATCCAAACTCCGCTAGGTTTTTTGTGTTAATACTATAATAATTTACTCCACTTAATGTTGGAGAATATTCAAAAGCACCATATCCATTTGCATCTGAAACAGATGATGATTGAGATTGAAAAGGATTACCAAAATTAGCTTCAAAAGTAACTGAAGCATTTGTACTCATTCCACCAGCAGTTATAAAATAGTGTCCTGTTCCATTACTAGCTGGTGCTGTTATTGATATAGCAGTTCCACTATTTTGAATTACACCATCTTTTGAAAATCTTAATTCATTATCATCAAGGTTAAGATAAACACCTATAATATTTCCTGTTGTCCAACTATCACCATAAGTTGAATAACTTGCACTATTTCTAGATTTACCGTCAGCCGCATAATATCCCCAACTATAAGCAGATGAACCAATATTTGCAGTAGCACTTGTTGTGGTTGAGGCAGATGGTTTTTCTACAATACCAACTTGATGATATGCTCCACTATCTGTTGTTGCAATACAATCAAATTCTGCGTACCATTTACCAGAACTTAATCCTATTGTTGAAGTACCATAAGCAAATCCACCAGATGCTTTAGTTACAAATTTAATGTTACCCTCTGAATATGTATTAGAAGCATAATAATTATCTAAAGGATTCATAGTTGCAAAATTATTTGTGCAAGTATCAGTAGATTGATCTGTTGAAGCAATATTAGAGAAAGTTACATCATTATTATT